TCATGCTCATCTCCCTCGTCATCGAGGCGGTGTGGCCACACATCCCGTTGTGAGGTCGCCGCTAATGGCGTCAACCCATTACGTCCCACCGTACGACTCCGGCGAACGGCACATTCCGGGCTACAATTTCTGTGGCCCCGGTACGAACGTTCACAGACGACTCAGGGAAGGAGTCGAACCAATCAATGAGTTGGATAAAGCGTGCCTCATGCACGATTTGCATACCGAACCGCGCGGCCCATACCTGTCGGCCGGCGACCCAATCAAGATAACAGCAGCGGACGCGCAGCTGCAGCAGCAAGCCGGGGCCCTCGCTGGGACAATGCAGAGCCAAGTTGACCGGCAAGCGGCCCTCCTGGTAGTCATCGCGATGCAAGCAAACCGCCTCAGGCGTTCCCGTGGAGGCTTGCTGCCGCCCTGAGGATGCCTCGAAGGTGGCCAGCGTCGTGCGCTCGCATCACAAAGACTGCGGGATGCTCAGTAAAATCAGAAATAAAGTCCTCGACGGATTCTCCTTTTGCATAGGATTCCACAAGCGCCCTCATGACGGCGTCGTAGGCGTTGCGGATTGCAATGTATGTGTCTTCCATTTCGTCCAGTTCTTGCACGACGCGAGGGTACCTTTTGATGGCCGTACGGACGTACCTCGACTTGTTTGGCTCCTTGCGGAGGATTTCGGTGCATTCGTCGTCTAGGTTCAGCGTAGTGAGGCGCATCTTGCTCATATGTCGCCGATAGCAGACTTAGTTAAATAAATAGCGACGCCCCAGCGGCGAAGGCTCACAAAACCAGCCCCGGTGTGTGTAATGTGGGGGTGTCCGGCAGCCGGTCGGCATCCCGATGCCCCAGCGGGGGCCGGACTGGTACATAAGCGGGGTTGTTGGGGGAATCTCCCTGGTGAGAAATAAGGAGATGAGAGGTGTTGCCGCCATGTTCATAGACGGTGTGGAATTTACACTTGACTATGGCGAAGTCTGATTCTTTCTTCATCCGCGCATCTGTACCCACAAACGGCACCTCATTTGCATCGACCAGCGTCGACCTCGGTGCCTATGTCGATGCTCTCGGCAAGTCCGTTCTGCGGATTCACAATGTGGCTGTCCAGTACGGGTCGCCTACTGCAACGATTGGCGTTGCTGGTCCCTCGGCCACGGCCACCACGTCCTTCCAAATTACTACGCAGAGTCAGACAGACATGCGAGATGCTGACGACAAGTCCGTTGTGGCTTCGGGTCGGCTGGTTGGGGCAAGCGATGCTGCCGCAAACCTGCAATTGCTTACCGACATTGTGGACGTGGCTCCTCAGCGATGGAGCAACGGTTACCTGGTGGGAGTTGAGCAGATTTACTTGGCTACCGACTCCGTGGGCAACGCTTTGGCCGACGATATCAGCGTGGTTATGGAATGCACCGTTGAAACCCTGAACCAGTCCGCCGCGATGGCCCTTGCCCTCTCCCAACAATGAGGCGTTTTCCAATGGACTACGCGACCGGCTATCGTGATGGGTTTGCTGCTGGGATGGCCGCGAGCTCTTCGATGGGTCCAATCATGCCCATGCAAGCAAACGCACCGGCGGTTGCGACCCCACAACCTCGCAAGCGCAAGGTTTCGGCCTACTCGCGTGCATACGGCAGGGCATACAAATCCCTTCGACGCAAGGCCACGCTGAAGTCTGGCAAACTGCGCAAGGGCGTTACGCACAAGAAACTGGTCAAGCAAGCGCACGCCCAAGCCAAGCGGGGGCGTAAGAAGTGAAGATGACTCGCACGCTTCGTGGCAAATTGAAGGCCAATTCAATTGAGCGCATCATTGTCGATGACGGTCGAATCAACGACGGATGGCGCGTCACCGGCTTTCACTCCTTTCCGACTGCGGCAACCGGAGACGACACGCAAGGCCTGTTGTCTCTCGACGAAGACGGATGCACTGGCGGTTGGGACGCATCTGACAACCGACAAATCGCATGGTCCTTCATGTTCATCGGGACCAACGGCGGAAACGTTGGTTCGTTTATCTCTCGCAACCACGTGGTCGTCCAAGACCTGTGGATTGAGAACTTCAGCGGTGTTGCTATGAATTACGTCATCGACATCGAGCGTCAGGTTCTCTCAGACGACCAGGCAATCCTCGCACTCATTCAGGAGCGTTCTCAAGATGACATCTGATATTCCCAAACCCACGCCAACCGGCGTCGCCGCTCTGCTCATGTCTGTCGCCACCCGTCTTGATGGAGCCGATTCCCCTCCGGCGTTCCAACGAATCCAGACGTTCATGCTCATCTCCCTCGTCATCGAGGCGGTGTGGCCACACATCCCGTTGTGAGGTCGCCGCTAATGGCGTCAACCCATTACGTCCCACCGTACGACTCCGGCGAACGGCACATTCCGGGCTA